GGAGGCGGAGGCGCCACACGTTGCACTAGTGCGGTCTGCTCTGCTGCCTGCTGCTTAACCCTCCGCCTCGCGTTCGCGCTCATCCAGTTTCTTCAGCAGATCGTCAATGGCGAGCGCCTCGGCCTCGGCGTTGGTGGCGGCCAGGGAAACGGAAGCAGCAGCGCGCAGGAAGGCGGGGAGCTGACCGAGGCTGATCGGCTCGTCTTTGGCCTCCGTGAGCTTCTGGTTCACCTTGGTCATCAGCCCGATCGCGGCCTCGGTGGCAGCCGCGGCGAGCCGGCGCTGCCGGTCCCGGAAGCTGGTGAGGTTGGTGACGTGCTCGCTTTCGCGCTTCTCCCGATCCAGGCGGTCCAGGTGGGCATCGTAGGCTTCGGCGCGCGCTTTCCACTCGTTGCGCGCGTACATCTGGTTCCACTGACCGGACGGCTGCCGTGCCTCTTTCCTGCCTGTTTCCTGCCTATATGCCTCGTAGAGCGAGCGCTGCGGCCCCATGTCCCGGAAACGGGTAAACGCCGCCCAGGCGAGAGAGGTCTCGTCGGGACGGCGTTCCCACGGGAGCGGCGCAGGGGAATCGTCGAAAGGATCGGTTTCAGCCGACGGCGAGCTGGGTGCGCTCATTTAGCAGGGTCTTTCGCGGTTCGCCCAGGCCGAGATCCTTGATCTCACGGTACGCTTCCTCGCGCTCGGCCTCGTCATCGAACAGCATGACCAGCGCAAAGCGTTCCTCCCCTTTCGCCTTGGGCTTATCCGGCTCCGGAGGGGTAGCGGCTCGGGCCAGGTCGCGCACCAATTCATCCAGGTCCTGCGCGCTGTAGCCGGTGCCGACAAGCTTCTGGTCCGAATCGACGGCAAGTTCCGAGAGCAGCTCGGCCAGGCGGTTGTTGTCGTAGGTCGCTTTGTCCGATGTCCGGTTATCGGCCAGAAGGATGCGGACAGCCTGCTCGTCGTTCACATCGACCCAGATGACGGGCAGTTCCGAATAGCCGATGGAGCGGGCCGCGAGGTACCGATGATTGCCGGCCAGGATGTGGGAGGTACCGATGATTGCCGGCCAGGATGTGGCAGGTGCTCTTCTGGACGATCAGCGCGCCGTAGAAGCCGTTGGCCTGGATGCTCTCCGCGACGGCGCCGATGTCACCCTGCCGGGCGTTGCGCGGGTGCGGCCGCAGCAGGGTGACGGGAACCATCTCGACCTGCTGCCCGTCCACGGGGGCGTTGATTACCTTCGGCATGGGGGCGGCGACCTTCGGGCCAGGCGCCGACGGCGCAGCACGGGCGGCGGCATCGGCGGAGGAGGATCAGGGGGCGTGCCGGGCATAAGTTGCAGGGCGGCGCACGCGAATGATGACAAAAACGACAGGAGGCGCCGGGTCCACGCGGGCGTGTACGGCTGCACAGTCACCCTCCTTCAGGATCGAGCGCATCGGCGGCGGCGTCCAGTGGGGCGGGCAGCTCCTGCTCTGCACTGAGGATGAACATGCTCCAAGGCCGTGCCGAGATTCGGACCCGGTAGGTGTGGCCTGGGCGCAGCGCGTTATAGGCGGCCGGGTCGCACAGGTACTCGTCGCCGCGGTCGCTGACCACGTTGAAGCGCGGCACGTAGATGGTCACCTTCCCGCACAGGACGCAGGACGGGAGAGGCGATCTGGTAGCGGCGCGCGATGTGGAGCGTGCTCAACTGAGCATGACGGTCGGCGCGCGCAACGACCACCGGCAGCCAGACCACGCCCACGAAGATGCAGATGAGTGCGATGACTACGAGCAGTTCGGTGAACGTGAAGCCACGGCGGAAGTCGCCGTTCTTCGGGCGGGGGTGCGCTTTGCTGCGCATGGCGGGAGCCGCCTTTCCAGACACGCTCGCGTGTCATCAGGCGCGCAGGGAGAATGCGCGCGTCTTTTCGGTCAGTGGGAGGCCGGTGAGACACCAGGCCAAAATTCGCCCAGGCCGATCATGCCGGACCCCTTGGTTCTTCCGTCCGGCTGTTCGGCCTGGAGCAGGGCCTCGCGGAGCAGCTTGACCGCTCGTTCCTCGGCCGCGACGGCGCGGTCAAGCGACCGTTGTGCGGCGGGGGAACCGGCCAGCGCTTCGAGCCTGCGCTCCGCCTGGCGACGGGCGTCATACCGCTTGGTGAGGTTAGCGGCGGCTTGTAACGCGAGGTCCTGCTTCGGGAACATCGCAGCGTGCGCCGGGTCGGCGACGTGGATGCGGATTTGCAAACGGTCGGGGCGGTCCACCTACGCGGCCTGGGCGACGGCGTACTGCTCCGCGCGGCGCCGCTCGTCGTTCAGCAGCGGCGGATAGCTCGGCGCGGCGCTGACCTGGACCAGCTCGCGGCCATCAGCCGAGCGCGCGACGGCGCCGCCGCCGTGGAGACGCTGGGCGAGCGCGATGGCATTGGCCAGGCGTTCGACCGGGTTGCGGCCCGGCAGCCCGAGCGAGGTGCCGACCGGCAACGCATCCGAAGCAATGCCAGCGGAACAGGTGAAGCGGCCCACCGTGCGGGGCATCCGGCTCAGGCCGGCGCGGTGGGGCTTGCGGGTGTAGGGGTTGTCGGCGAGGACGGCAGACGTGCGGGCTGCGGACATGCGGACTCCTGTGCTCTCCAGTGCTCTACAGATGACAGATGACAGACAGCGGCGAACCGAAACACCGAAACGAAGAGTGCCCCCCGTCACAGCGGCAGGGAGACGCGCGCACGAGGGCGCGGGCATTCCTGACGGGACGGGGGGCACCGGGATTAGCCTTCGTTCACCGGGGCGCTGGATAGCGCGGTTCCGGTTCGTGGCCAGGGCCTCAGATGATAGCTGATTAAGGAGGGGTGCTGGGCGCGCGGGCGGCGGCGAGTTCGCGGAGGCTTCAGGGGGTGAAGCGCGATGTCATCGCGTTGTCATCGGGGCCGACGAGAGCAGCAGTTTTCAGTATCTATCATACGGAAACTGTGTACGGCCGTTACATCCGGTTTTTTACTGATTTTGCCCGGTATTCGGATATCCGATGTCCGGTTATCGACTATTCGGACACCGGACAAGCCGGAAGGTTGCGCGCGTGAGCGCTCGCGCGAACTACTACACTACTACACTACAGCCCTGTCACAAGCCCTGTCACAATCCGGCTTGTTTGGCGGCATTGTCGCGGAAGAGTTCGCCGTCTCTAATGTAGCGCCTCAACATAGTCACGCTCTTATGTCTGGTTGTCGCCATTATCACCCGTTCCGGCACGCCGCTGGCCGCAGCGCTGGTGGCCAGGCCCGCGCGCAGGCTGTGCCCGGCGTAGCGCAGCGGGTCCAGGCCGACCCGCTGCACATGGCTCTTGACGGTTCCGGCGACGGCCTTGCCGGAGAGACGCATCTCACGGATGTTGCCGTGCCGGTCGATGGGACGGAACACCGGGCCGCGCTTGATGCCCGATACCTGAAGCCATTCCTGGTAGGCCAGTACCGGGCACGTCTGGGGGTTCTGGCCGGCCGCGATGCCAATCTTGTGCCCCTCGCCCTCCTGGTCCGTCTTCGAGCGCCGGATCGTCAGGATCAGGCCCTCGCGGGTCTGCTGCACGTCGGCGACATCCAGGCCCACCAGCTCCGACCGGCGCAGGCCGCCCGCCCAGCCGATCAGCAGCAGCGCGCGGTCCCTGACGCCCCACAGGACCGTTTGCGGCAGTGCCTCGACGATGGCCTTCAGATCATCGAGCAGTAGCGGGGCTTTGGCGTCCGGTGCGGAGCCTTTCATCCGCCGGATGCCGGTCATCACCTCGCGCACGGCGTCTGACCGGGTGGGCGGCTCGTGCCGGTCCTGCCGGTGGATCTGGGCGATGGCGACCAGGTGCCGTTGCAGCGTCGCGGGGGCGAGCGTGTCCGCATGGGCGCCCAGGTACTGCCTCACGGTTTCAGGAGACGCGGGCAGGGCGGCCTGGCCGTTGGCCTCACACCAGGCGGCGAAGCGGCCCCAGGCCGTCGCGTAGGAGCGGCGCGTCGCGTCCGAGCGGGCGGAGCGGGCCAGCGACTCGGCCACGGCCGCGAGCTGCTCAGGCGTGGCAGCGGGCGCGGGCGGCGCGGGCGGATTGGCTGCCGCGCCGCCGGTCACGACCCGGAACCGGGGCGGCTTAGGGTCTGACATCCGCTTTCAGATTTCTGAGGTCCGAGAATGACACGTTCTCGCCCCCTAGAACGGACGCCAGGCAATTAGGTCTGCTCGGTGTCCAATCAGGAATCAAGTATCGTCCTCAATCGGAAATTCGCCGACGGGAGGCAGTGCGGCCCCGCGCACTGAGCGGTAGCCGTCCATCATGCACTGTTCCATCCGAACGTGAAGGGTCCGTATCTCTTTGATCTGATCTTCACGCCCCGGCTCGGCTTTACGCTCTAAGAAGCTGGCAAACATTTCCAGGCCATACATGGCCTCTTCGATCTCGCCATCTGTCAGGCTGATGAGATGTGGTCGCTCGGGACGCGTCGGATTAGTGTCTGCTAACTCGGCGCGCTCGATCAACTCAGTTTCCCTGCGTACCGCCGTTGCCAGGGCATCGAAGTAGTCTGCCAAGTCGGGACTCCCATGTGCTCCTGCTTCCGCGAAGGTCCGTTCGCGGCTGGCGGCGTGGGTGAGCGCAGTGATGCACTCTTGGAGCACCTCCTTCCCGCGCTTCGAATCCATCCGGGTGTTCAATTCATTTTTCAACCCACTCTGGTCGGTCATTGCTCCTCCTGTTCTGTCCCTGTTCTCACAACGCTGTCTGTATTCGCGGCGGGCTGCGCTACCTTCAGCCTGCGTCGTCGCTGTTGCCGCAGCGTTTCCTTTTCCTCGGCCTTGCGCCGGGCCTCGGCGATGCAGTTCTGCACCATCCGGTGCGACCAGGCCGGGGAAGCGCCGCCGCGCGCCGGCTTGACGTAGCGCCCCACGGCCGCCGGGTCACAGGCCAGCAGCTCCGCGGCCTGGTCACGGGTGAGCAGCTTGTCTTCGACGATAGGCCGCTCTTCCGGGGCGGGCAGCAGCCGGGACGCGGCGATCTGCTCGATCAGCACGCCGCCGAAGCGCTGGGCGACTATTTCTGCGATCTGCCCGATGACCGCTATGCCGGCCTCGTCCGGTAACCGGATATCGAACATCCCGTTTTTGGGAGGGGGCGGAACGGCCGGAGGCAGCAGCGGGGGCAGTTCACCGTCCTGGCCGGGGGCGTCGGGGTTCTTCAGGCCGACCGCGAGCATCTTGGGCTTGACGCCGGCGCGGTACTTTCCGGCCATCCAGTGGAAAAGGGGCATCGACGAGGCCGGGTACTTCGGGTGCGTGTCCTTGCCGCCCAGCCACTCGCGGATCTCGTCTTCGGCGAGGAAGCGGTTCACGACGCCGCGCTCCAAGCCGGTCTCGCTGCACACGTCCACGATGCCGATCATGCCGTCCGTGTGGCCGTCGGCGCCGGTCCCGTTGGCACTGGGCGCGTCGTCGATGGTGGTCTCAGACAAGGGGAGCCTCCTTGGTATCGATCACCAGGCGCACGCTGACCGCGTGCCCGAGCTGCGCGGCCAGCACGTCGCAGATCGTCTGTCCGTGGCGCTTGTCGATCCAGTCGCGGGTGAAGGTGTTTGGGGCTGCCAGCGTCAGGTGCGCGCCGGCGTCGGTCTCGTCCAGGGAGACGGGCCGCAGGGCGCGGATGTGTGTCTCGAACGTGGGCTTATTGAGGCACTCGGCCAGGGCGGGCAGGGCGGAGCGCCACAGGAACACCAGCGGGTCATCGACGGCCGTGGCGAAGTGGTCCGCTCCGGGGCTGCTGACTCCGGGTGGTCCGGATTCTTCATCCCCTGGGGGATCGCTATGCGAGGGGGATGGGTCCGGTGCCGTGCTCTCCTGAGTATTCTTTTGAGTAATCTCAGAAGTAGTCTCTGATATATCCTGCGGGAATCCCGCTTCCAAACTTTCGGCTTTCCCGCGTGCTATCTTGCGGAAATCCCGCACGCTAACATGCTGGAATCCCGCATGTTGGTGAGCGGGTTTCCCATCATGTGGGATTTCCGCATGTTCATCTTGCGGGATTCCAGCATGTTTGGCTGCGACGTACTCCCGCAGCAGCGCGATGAGGCGCTGCTTGTCCAGGCGGAACCAGAGCTTCATCGGGACGCCGCGCTTGTCTTCTTCGAGCAGGCCGAGCTGGCGCAGCCGCTTGCGGGCGGTCTCCTGCTCCGGACGCGATAGGCCGGTCTCGTCGCCGATCTCCGCGATAGTCTTCCAGAACCAGCCGTCGCGCGCCTCTACGGACGGCTGGTTGGTCCAGTACCAGAACTGAGACAGCAGCAGGCCCGCGGTGGTGCTGCCGACGGCGAGGGCGAGATCCACGCGGAAGGCGACGACGCGGCCGCCGCCGAGCAGATCCATAACGGGATCGATGGGAGGGGAGGCAGGAGCAGACGAGGGAGCCGGGGGTGCGTTGACACCTGCCCCGTCCCTGCGGTACGATTGTGGCACGGATTGACCTCTCTCGGTTTAGTCGCCTTGCGGTCAGTCCTCCAAGCGTAGCGTTAGCGCGCAAACGCTCAGAGACCCGTCACTCACAACTGCCCGGAAGTGAGTGACGGGTTTCGCTTTATATGGCTGTTGCGGGGATGATAACAGCCAGCGGGCGGGCTGTCAAGGGTGTTCGAATATCCGGTATCCGGTGTTCGGATATGCGCTATTCGGATACCGAACGCAGTTAAGTGGCTGCCTAGTTCTGACTCTCCAGGCCGTAGCGATATCTTGCTACCTTCTCGACTTCAGGCATGACGCAATCGGATAGTGTCCTTTGGGTCGAAATCCTGAATACAGCGCCTGGGTAGCGATTGTACAGCCAGTGGCGAACAAATCTGCCGTGACCGTCCGAAGTTGTATAGTACAGGTCATCAACATTCTCGGTTTCAGGCCACGGGATATAGCGGTTCGTTTCCTTGTCTGGCAACCCTAGCACTTTTATTATCTGGTCCGTGGTCATTTCGGAGCGCACAGGGACCTTAATAACCGAGATCGGGATGCGGATAGTGTTTGCTCCAGCAGCTACGGTCAGAACAACCTTGCCAGGTGTTCGAATATTGAAGACCCCGTAGCCGCCGTAGTGGTCTTTAGGAAAGTCAATAATTTTCGGATTGCTCGATGACAACTTAACGGTGTATGTCTGGCTTCCCGCCTTGAAGTATTTGTTGTCAATGGCCAAGCGACCGTTGACCTCTACCACGAACTGGCCACTGGGCGTGCCGCCGCCGATTATGTACCGAGTAGTCGGGCCGTAGTGAAAGGTAACTTCTGTTTCATCTACTTTCAACACGACGGGCGATTTCACTGTGGCAAGAAGCGCGTCGAAGTCAGCCGGTACTGATGGGGTTGGCTGAGGCGTCGAGGCGGCTTTTCGCGCTGGTGGTGCCCCTGCGCCTTGGCAGAAGTTGGTCATCCCGAAAGTAGTGATGGTAGCGATGGCCAAGCACCATAACAGCATCTAGTTGACCTCCTTTCGCCGCAACGGCTCCATCCAGGGCAGCACGTTAGTTGGGGCGCTCGCCACCAGTGAGCCTGCGAACTGCTCGGCGCCGTGGCGTTGCTTCGAGCTTGTACCATACGACGCCGACCACTGTGAAGCGATCACTGGAGATTTTGGCCTCGCCGTTTGTAGGCATAAGGTAGCTTTCTCCGTCTGACTTTATCCGAATCACCTTACAGGTGATGTGGCGGAAGTCAATGAGAGCAATCACGGTATCCCCGTCAAGAACTGTCTCGGCGGGACGGATCATAACGACATCCCCGTTTTTGTAAAACGGTTCCATGCAATTCCCACAGATGCGAATAGTTCTTGGCGTCACGTCAAATAGTTTCTCGCCCTCATCAGTGGCTTCCGTGAGGCGCTCGATGCCAGCGCATACGTCAATGGTGTTGTGAAAAGCATCCCCGAATAGCTCCTGCGGGATTTCAGCCCCCACCATCAACAGCGGATCTCCGACTCCCCCCGATATCCCCGCCATCCTTGCCGTCGGATCAACCGCCAGCGGCTCTAGCCCCATCGCTTCACGTAGGGGGTTGAGTGGCACGCGGTATCCCGTCGCAAAAAGGAGGAGGGTGTTTGCCGACACTTTTTCTCCGTTCAGTAGTGCCGCGGCGGTCGAATGACTCAGCTTAGTGCGTCGCGCGACGACGCGAGTAGCAGCACCGCCCGCTATCTCCCTGACCAATTTAGCCAGGTTTGGATAGGGGCCGCTGGTCTCGTCGCCGGCTGTTCGGAGGTTTGGCATCGCGCAGAATGGCCCGAAAAAGAGGCTCGCTCCGGGTTGATTCCATTCTGAAGTAGCCAGGTGCGCCGTGTCCATGAGTTTTACGAATCCCGTAAACTTTCTGTAAAAGTATTGACAGGGCGGGCAGAAGCCTCCCATAATCAACGTGTAAAAACTTTGACACGGGAAAGGAGAAGAGGTGGCAAAGCAGCTTACAGCCCAGCAGATCTCTGACTTCATTCGCTTGGTTGAGAACGAAGGCAGGACTCCCGAGCAAGCCGCGCTCGTGATCGGCGAGAAGGCGGGTTCCATCCGGAACCTGCTGAAGGAGTCGGGCTACCGCGTTCGCACCAAGCGGGTAGTCGAGCCGATTGAGCCGATCCTGCCAGCTTCTTCTCCCGCTTAGCGGCGACCTAAAACGACGAACCCCCGCGATGTGCTGTGAACACTTCGCGGGGGAGCCGGGGCGGGGACCTAGTTCCGCCCAATGACCGACTGTACCACATGGCTTCAGCCTGTGGGAACACGCGCGATCCGAGGACCTAGAAATGAATACCGATTTGATGCCTGCCGCCCAGCAGCAGGTGATGGTGCTGCGCGCCGCCTCTGCCAACCGGCAAGGCCGTGGCCCGTGCCCTTCCTGCGCCGGGGTCGAGCACCACGTCGAGACCGCCTACGTCGGCGGCCGCGGGCATGTGCGCTTCATCGTCTGCTCGCACTGCAAGCTGGCCGTCGGCGAGGTGCAGAGCGTTGACGACGTGCTGGCGCTGCGAGGCGTCCAGTGAGCGGGCTGCTGTGGCGCAACGTGGCGCCCTGTGAGGACACGCCGGGCGTGTCCTCGCCCGTGTGTGCGCAGACCTGGCAGCGGCCCGATGACGAGGCGGAGGCCCGGCGGGAGGCACGCCACTTCCGCGCCTGGCTGCGCTGGATGCGGCGGCGGGTCCGGAGAGCCGTGCGGACCCTGCTGCGGCTGTCTACGGGCAGCGCAGCGGGCTTCCTGGTGGCGTGGGTGATCGTGGTGGCGGCCGGCGCACTGACCGGCCATGTTCTCGGGACGGCCCATGCAGCCCTGAACCTGGGGCTGCGGTGAAGAAGAAGGGCCGGGGCGCTGAAGACGCTCCGGCCCGACAAGAAAGGGTTGTACTTACACTATGCAGGATACCTGTCACACCGGGCAGGCGTCAAGCACGCTGCCCCCGCTGCTGGTCCCGACCGTCCCGGCCTGGGCCGCCGACCTGGTGACCTGGATACTGGAAACCGGCGAGGCGCGCGCCTGGCAGTGCGCCGTCGGTGCGCTGCTGAACCAGTGGGAAGTGGATCCCCGGCGCCCCTACACCGTCGCTCCGGACCCCGAGACCGGCGAGCTGACCGTCACCGGCTTCCCCGAAGAGCTTCCCGGCCCGCCGGCCTGCGCCGCTGCCATCCGGCAGGGGCGCGTCGATTTCAAGAGCGACGGCCGCTTCCAGGTGGTCGAGGACACCGGCAGCGGCTTCTTCCACGCCATCGGCCCCTACAAGCCGGTAGAGCGCGGCTACCGCCTGGTGGCCCGCTTCAAGGTCAACCAGGTCACCGGACTCTGGGAGGAGGCGCACGGCCGTGGGTGACCCCTGGAACTCCTGGCAGTCCTGCGCGGGCGGGACACGCCGTTGCCGCCGCCGTCGGCGTCGCGCGGCTGGCGGGCCCAACCCGCCTATCGTCGCCACGTCCGCGGCCCCCAGCTCGGAATACCACATGCGCTGCCGGAGCTGCATGACCGTGCTGGTCCTCACCGCCGACGATGCTCTCCTGTGCCCGCTGTGCGCCAACGTCACGGGCATCCCTATGCGCTGAAAGGACACGCTACGACCATGTGCCTGATGCGTTACGACCTTAATTTCTCGGCAGAGGCGGCCCGCGCGGCTGCCTCTCCCGGTCTCGTCTTCCGGGCACCCGTGACCGGCACCTCCGTGGTGACCACGGCGGGGGACTGCCCCGATTCCGCAGCGCTGGCCGCTCTGAACGCCTTCCGCACGGCACGGCGGCCGCCGGTGATGCAACGCACCGTTGCGCAGATCGTGCGCGCCGGTCAGGTCTATGCGCCCGTGCTGGACCGGACCAGCGGCGCGGTCATCGGGCGGGAGGCTTCGCCCGAGCTGGTACGCCTGCTGCGCGGGCCGCATGGGGCGATGCGCGCCCTTGCCTTCATCGCTTCATGCCGCGCCGACGACGCGCTGCGCGCCCAGGCCGAGAGCCAGGGCATCGACCTCGACGAATGGGAGGACTGGATACGTGTCTCTACCAGCGACATTTGCTGACTCTGTTGAGCAAACACACGCAAACTTAAATCTGCCAGGATTGTCTCCAACGGTCAGGATTAAGGGCCTGTCGCTGACTCAGCCCTGGGCCACGCTGGTCGCCATCGGTGCCAAGCAGATCGAGACGCGGAGCTGGGGCACTAACTACCGCGGCCTGGTGGCCATACACGCAGCGAAGGGCTTCCCGCCCGACGCCCGCGACTACTGCGACCACGACCTGTTCTCCCGTGCGCTACGCCACCACGGCTACGACTCCTGGAAGGCGCTGCCGACTGGCGTGATCGTCGCCGTGGCGGAGCTATACGACTGCTGCGTTTTCTCCTCGAAAGGCACCGACGGCGGCCCCTGGCACATCATGACGCCCGACGCGAACGGGCCGCACGGCTACCGCGACTTCGTGGTGGGCGACGACGAGTATGCGTTCGGTGACTACGCGTTGGGCCGGTACGGCTGGTTTTTGCGCAATATCGTCCGCCTGCCCGAACCGGTACCCGTTAAAGGCGCGCTCGGACTGTGGACGTTGCCGCCGGACGTGCTGACGCTCGTGAAGGAGGCCGCCCGTGTTTGATCCCCCCGGCGGCTCCCCGCCGCAGATACAGCCGACCTACGGCCCCGGCTCCAACCTGCGCCCGTTCACCGCCGAGGAGGTCCTTTCCCTGGCCGGCCAGCGCTTCGTGGTGGCCACGCACGGCCCAAACAACGTGGAGCGCTGGCTGGTGGTCCGGGTGACCGGCGAGAGCGCGACGCTGGCCGGCGCGGTGGACCTGGACGTCCTGGGCACCTTCGACGGCGACGATGGGGAATGGCGCGCAAACGCCTTCCTGGAGACCGGGCGGGAGGTGGGGCACGCATGAGCCGGTCTCTATTCTGGCGGGTGTACCGCACCCCGCCGTCCGATTGGACCCAATCGGACTTGGAAGGGCTTACCGGAAACGAGTTGGAAGCGGTCGCCCTGTTGATGGGAGTTCCGCACTCGGGCACTAAGTCGGCACAGGTGGCGCGTCTGATGGATGCCGCCTCGCTGCGCACGGTTCTCAAACCCGTGGGAGACGACCCCGCAGAGTTGACGGAGCGGTACAAGCTGCGCGAGTTGCGGGAGTTATGTAAGCGCGCCGGCATCTACGTGCCGGGCAACAAATACGGCTGTGCCGCCGCACTGCTGAACTGGCGTAACGCCTGCCGGAGGAAGGGGCAAGCCGTCCTGCGTCAGTACCAGGAGCAGGCCGCCGCGCTGCCGCCTCGCCCGCGCCAACTCCGCTTCTCGTTGGAAGCGGTGGAGGCCCGCCGATGACCGCCGCAGCTACCCGTACCCTGCCCTTCAAAGCGGCCGTAGCGAAAGCACCCGCGTTCGGCGACGCGCCCTGCCGCACGCTGCTGTACGACCTGGTTGCCCACCACGAGCGGTACCCCGCCGCGACCGAGGAGGGCCGGGCCTGGCTGGAGATATCGGCGCAGGTACTCGAATCCCCGAAGAAGAGCGCGACGGCCGACGAGGTGATGTGCCTGCGGTCGCTGCGGTCGGCGCACACGATGATCTGGCGGCGACTGGAGCGCGAGTACCTGCCGCCCGCGCCGTTCGACCCGCCGATACGGTTCCGGGAGCCGGATGCCCAGGCGCTGTGGGACCGGCTGGACGCGCTGATCCGGACTATCGACGAGCGCGCGCACAACGCCACGGAGCAAGCGGAAAAGGGGCGGCGCCGTGGCTGACGTGATTCCCGCCGAGTCGGACAAGTGGGCGCGACAGAGGGAAGGGGCTGCGGCTTTCGCCGCGTTGTCCGGCGTGGTGCATGAGGTCGGTCGCAGCATCGTCATCTTCGCGCACCCGTCAAAGGTGGCTATGTTCGAGGCGGAAGCGAAGTTCTTCGCGTGTGGCGACGCGGAGCGCCTCGCGCGGATGCGCAAGGGCAAGCCCTACGGTGTGGCGTTCGTCGCGGTGCGCAGCAAGGATGCTTCGCTGGGCAGCGGCACGGTGGAGGTGCTAAAGCCGTATCTGCTGCCCGCCCCCTACCACCAGGTCGCAGACGTGAAGCCGCTCCTGCGGAAGCGGAAAGACCTGGCCCCGGCTCGCGCGTCGGACATTGCGTTCGTCACCGGCCGGCATGATGTCGGGGAACTGCTGCCGTGGGCAAACCGTGCCCGCCTCCTGCGGCTTCTAGAGGGGCGCTGTGCCTGTTGCGGCGCTACTTCCTACCCCGATCTGCTCGTCAACGCTGCCGCCCCCATCGGTCGAGGCCGTGCCACCAAGACGGTCACCGACGAAAGTGCGATGGAGGCGCTGGCCCTGTGATCGTGCCCCAAGCGCGCGGCCCGCCCTACCTCCCGACGGCGAGCACTAGCCCGCCCGCCGTCGCCTCCCACTAGGACACCCGCTAGTCCACCCCTCCCTTTTTGAGCGGCCCCGGTGGGCCGCTTGTCTGGTTTCTGCCCCGTTTTAAAACGCTCGGGCGGAGGCCCCGGATTTCTACTGCCTGTTTTTTCCTGTGCGCTTCGATGACTGGAGCTGGAGATCGAAAGGACATGACGACGTACGCTGCTGCAATCGGGGAAATGGCGGAGCTGCCCGCCCCGGACGAACGCCTGAGCTGGATGGACGAGTCGTTCTATCGCTTCTTGTGGAAACGGATGCTCAAACAGGGCGGCGTCTGCACCGACACGAACGCCAAGCTGGCGCAATGGCAGAAGAAATACCCTTCGACGATCACGCGCCGGGTGGCCCGGCTGGAGGCGAAGGGCTGGATCATGGTCGAGCAGCTCCCCGGCGTGGAGCGGCAGATCTACCCGCTGGTCCAGCCGCCCGACAAGGACACCCCGCGCCCCCCGTCGGCCTGGGAGCGCATCAAGGAGCGCCTGGCCCAGGCCCGCGCGGAACGGGCCTCCCGTGCCCACGGCGGGGAAGGGTTCGCGCCCTCGGTCGAGTCAGATCCGGCCGCTCGGGCGGACCCGGAAGCCCCCCCAAAAGGCAAACTTAGCGAGGGTGACGCGCAGGGTGATGCCGAGGGTACGCCCAGGGTTGGGCCTTCGGTACCTTTATGTTCTATTGTCAGAACACAAAACAACATTGTGCCCCCTGCGTCCGTGACGGTTGACCCTGCGGGCGGGACGGCCGTCGCTATCGCTGCCGATGATCCTGATGTCGTAGCACTAATCGCCGCAGGGTTCGACGCCGATAGGGCACCTGGTTTCGTGACGTTGGTGGGCCGGGAAGCCGTCCGGGAGGCCATAGCGGTAGTTGACTACTATAGTAGTGTAGGACAGGCGAAGAACCGGCCCGGCGGCTATATTTACACCTTCGCCACGAACTACAAGGCCGGAAAGTACGAGCTGCCTGACGGCCTGGCCGCGCGCCGCGAGGAGGAGAGGCGTGCCCGCGAACAGGCCGAACAACGCGCCCGAGAACGGGAAGTGGTGATCTCCGCGGTCGAGGCCACGGGGCAACGCCTGAGCGACCAGGAGGCCGCACGCGAGGCGGACCAGGCCGCGGCCCTGCAACGCCGGGAGGCCGAACGGTGGAAGGATTCGCCGCCCGAGCTGCACGCGCCCTGGCAGGCTGCGCTGGAGTACCTGGCCGGCCTCATCCCTACCGGGAGAATCAAAAAGCCCGCGTTCGAGATGCACCTGCGTCCGCTCGTGCCGCTTCAGCACGTTTCGGAGCCGCCCGGCGGCGCTCCCGGAATCGTGACGCTGGGTGCTCCCAGCGCCTTCACCCGTGAGTGGGTCGAGCACCGTCTGGACGTGCTGCGCGAGGCCCTGACGCACGCCCTGGCCGCCCCGGTGCAGGTCCGCCTCGTGGTTCAGGGCAGTGGCGGTGCTAGTGGCTCCGCTGGAAAGACACGGCGCCAGGGCAGACGGATGTGAGCTGGGCTACACCCGGAGGAAGGAAGCGATGATGCTGACGATGACACCGACGATCTGGACCGTGCTCGGGCTGGTGTGGCTGGCGGCGGTACTGCCGGCGCTGGCCGTGTGGGCGGGGCGCCGCCTGAAGGCGCAGCGGGAGCGGCGGGATGCTGCATGGCGCGAGATCCACGCGGCGCACGTGTGGCCCAACGACTGGAGAAAGTAACGGTGCCCGAAGAGGAAGACGATACCGGGTTCTGGCTGTCGGATCGCGCCTTCGGGCGGCTGCTGGCCAGGGTACTAGCGCGCGCCCACGGCAGGCCGGCGCCGCGGCGGTATCGCAACGGAGTGCACAACCAGGGGATGATGCTCTCCCTGATGTATACGATGGGCGTCTGGGTGAAGCCGGTCAAGGAGCGCAAGCCCGACGTGGTGCGCGCGTTCCGGGACCAGGTGCGGCTCGCGGTCGAGACCAGCGACCGGCAGCGGGCGATCATCGACGAGGTTGGCGCACGCCACGGCCTGCCGCCTTTCTCCCAGCGCGGGCCTGATGGCGGCATGGCGTACTGGCTTGCCAGAGACACCCCGCGGTTCACTGACGAGTGGTAACAGGAGGAGGTGTCAACTTTTGAACGGGAAAAGCGTGGAATCGTCAACTTCTTTACGGGAAAATCACCCGGCGACGGTGGCCCTGGTCCAGGTACTTGCGGGCGACCTGGACGCCGCGCTGGTGACACTGCAAGCCGCCACGCTGGCAGAATCCGAGCAGGCGCAGTCCGCGGCTCTGACCCTGTACTCGCTGGCAATGCGCCACCAATTTCGGCAGGACCCGGACCGAATCAAGGCGCTGCACGCCGGCATGACAATGGGGCTGGACCAGGAGGGATAACAAAAAATACCCCCGCACCGGAGGCCGGGCGGGGGTGAGTGTCAGGAGAGAGAAACCGGGCGGCTAGTGCGCGCTGTCCTTATACGGCCACAGGTAGGAGGTCTCGTCGGCCTGGGCGAGCGCCGCGGCGAAGACGTCCGGGTGGTGCTCCTTCAGGCCGTCCAGCGAGAGCGGCCACGGGTGGGAGACCGACTCCTCGCCGACCTTCAGCAGGTCCTCGTCGATGACGATGATTTCGGCAGCGTCCGCGTCCGCATCGGTGGCCACGGCTTCGACCCGCCCGCCCGACACGTAAACGATGATGGTAGGTCCGTTCATTGCTTTGTTACTCCGTTACTCCAGGAAGGTGGGGGGAGGGTTTCCCCTCCCCGGAGGGGCTTACCAGCCCCTCTCCTCCGCGATCTCCTCGCCTTCGAGGATTTTCTTGTAGTCGTCGGCGAGTTTCTTGTGCTTGCAGGTGCCCTCCGCCTGGTCCTGTTCGCAGTTGCAGGTGTCCCGGAGGGTGTCCACGCTGTACTTGATGACGTAGAAGACGTGGGGGACGCTCCGGCTCTGCTTGACTTCGTAGCCCTCGCGCTCGGCCTTCGCGGCGTTGCGGACGGCCACGGTGATGGCGGCCTGGGTCGGTTCGGGGCGGAAGTCGGCGGGGGTGCGGTAGATATTCATCGGTCTCTTCTCTCCTCCAGTGATGTACTTATTATACTTCTAACGTTGGTTGTCTGTCAATGAAAACAGCGCAAATAGTTGGTTGTTTAATAAACTTTTTACGGGGCGGGATTGCCTATTGCTAAACTACCATCGTTGGTAGTACAATACGCAAAGTTCTGAAGGGAGGAGGCGAACGCGGATGGGGACGGAGAAGAAGAGCGGCGGCGGTGCCTCGCTGCGCTCGGGCGACCGGATCGCGGCCAGCGAGGCCGGGCGAGCGCTGGGCAGCATCAGCACCCCGGAGAAGGCGGCAGCGGCCAAGCGCAACCAGGCGCTGCGCAAGACCTACGGCGGGCCGCCCAAGAAGGACCCGCTCGAACTGCCCTGTACCTGCGGGGCGGGCACCGAGACCGAGGTTGGCGACAACCATAAGACGACGTGCCCGCGCGGCCGTCTGCTCTACCAGCGGGCGAAGCTGGCGCAGAAAGAGGCGAAATGAAGACCGTAGACCGGAGCGCCCTCGACAGGGTAGCGGCGGCCGTGCGCCGGGCGCAGGAGGCCGCGGGCCTGGCCGAGATGGTGGCCACGTATGACGGGAAAACGGCGCACGAGCAGGCGCTGGCCGCCCGGCGCAGCTGCGACACGGCTATCGAGTACCTGGACGCGATGGGCGCGCACATCCCGGAGATCGGGGGCGGGCCGGCTCCGGTCCGTTCGCAGGTGCCATTGGAGCTGCTCGACACGCCAGAGACGCGCGCCCTGGTCGCCGCGCTGGAGGCCGCTGCCGCTGCTGGCGCCGCGGTGGACCGGCAGCGCGGGTGGGTGGACAGCGATGGAGATCCGGTCGGCTACGGCGAGACCTTTGCGGGCTTCCTCGCGGCGCTGCGCGTCGAGGTCTATGGGCCGAAAGGGAAAGAATAGCCATGCCTGATATCAGCATCACGACGCCCAAAGGCTCGCAGCGTGGCGTATGCGCCTATTGTGGCCAGAGCAAAGACATCGCCTGGACCGTCACCGACGGGACAAAGGCCGGTGCCCTGGACGCCTGCCATGACTGCTTCAATAAGGGCCACGGTAGTTGGCTGACGGACACCTATCAGGCAGCCCGCGCACGGCGCGATCAGCAGGCTGGCACCGACCAGGGAACGTGAAGCAGCTCGCGCCCTGGTCGGTGCGTTGGTGGCAGGAGCGCCGTGAAGCGCGTGAGACGGCACGCCTGCGCGAGAACGCGCGCCTGATCCTGGCCTTCTGGGGGTTCCCAGGAAGCGAAATAGTGACGATGCCCGATTCGGAGCTGTTCGAGATCGCCGACATACTGAACCACCGCAGCCTGATGATGCTGTCCAAGATCGCCAGTTCGTTCCCGACTGCCGCCGAGGCCGCGAGCGCCATTAGTCGGCTGGGCGGCGACGGCCTATCCACCAAGAAAGCAAAACGCCCGCCCTTCACAATTTGAGGGGCGGGCGTTTCGTCGTTATATTTACCGAGGTTATTCAGCGGCAGCCGCTGCGGCTCGCATCGCGGCCATCCTGGTGGCCACGGCCTGGCGCACGATCGGCAGGTTCAGCGAAGCGCAGTCCGGCTTTTTGTGCGGGTCCGCATCCGAGTGCTGGCTAATGACGAAGTGGCTCACGCCGGTCGCCGGGTGGACGAACTTCCCGAGCGGGTCCAGGCCGTACTTCAGGCATTTGACGCTGAGCCAGTGAATCAGCGCGTGATACTGCCGCTCGGTCAGGTACGCCTGCTTGCCCGGCTGCCGCACCGGGTCCGGGGCGGGTGTGGCGCCCGGCACGGCCTTCCCCGGCAGGCCAACGCAGGATACGCCCAGGCTCACCACGTTCATGCCTTCCGCCAAACAGTGAGCACCCACCTGGCTCTCGTCGCGCCCCGGCTCGATCTTGCCGTCGAGCGCCTCGCTGTAGCCCGTGGCCCGCTTGCCGCCATAGCGCAGGCCGTTCAGGATGACGGCGTGGTACCCGATCCTGGCGAACCCACGCGCGATATGCCACTCATTGACCTGGGCCGCGTCGCCGAACGCCGACGCCGTGTTATGGATAACCAGCCCGCGCACTTTCATTGTTTTTTTTCCTCTCGGACGGCTTCAACGGCTTCGGGAAAGGTGCAGACGATATCGCCGGCGATATCGTCTGCCCGAGCACCACGAGTCGGGCCTGTCAGTGACGGGTCATCCAGGATGCGCCGTACAAAATCCGCCTGCTCCTGCGCGACGCCGCTGCCGGCCAGTACCGCCGCGAACGCTTCGGCAAGGCCCTCGCGGGCGCTGGCAGCCGCATAGTCGGAGGGCAGCTCGTCGTTCATCCACGCCCGCAGCCAGATGCTTTGCCACTCCACGCGCAGCGCCTCGGTCAGAAGGCGCACATCGACCAGGTGGCCCCACTCATGCACGCAGATCCGGCGGAAGCGGCCGCCCCCGCTGCCGATGCGGGCGCCGCGCTGGTCGCCGATCAGGAAGATGCGATTGATCCCGTCCGGGCCGGGAGAGCGGTAGAACGCGGAGGCCGTCGGCGGCACGGTCGGCGCGACAATGGCCAGCTCCGCCCGGTCCAGCGTCCGGATCTCGGCCTGCTCGGTCGGCGGCGTGAGGTGGACCGGGTAGGCCGAGAGCACCACGCCCAGGGCGTCCGCGGCCTGGCTGTCACCGGAGGGCACCGATATCGGGGTGTGGCTGGCCGCGTCGCCGGGCGGGGAGTAGCCGCCGCCGCCGCGAGGTGTAAAACCGCCACAGCCGGCGAGAAAGGCGGTGAGGGTCAGCAGTACTGCGACCACGACCAGGATGGTCGTGTGCCGCGCGTTGCGATGGAGGCGCATAGTGCGCTCCTTTCTGAGGAGGTGGGGAAGGGGGGAATGTTCGATGTCCGAACACCGAACAGTGACTAGCGGAGGCGCAGTGCCTCTTGTTTGGGCGGGAGGCCCAGATGCCAGCCGACGCGCCAGCAGAACTCCGGCAGCGGGCGGTCGCCGTCAGCGCTCGCGCAGTAGAGGACGCGTACGGCCTGGCCCGCGGGCGGGTACCAGACCAGCATCTTGATGACGCCTGCCGGGACCGGCTGCTCGATACAACCCTTCCAGGTGCCCGGCGACGGCCGCCCGCCCTGCTTGACCTGGATGGCCAGCACGTGCGCGCCTTCGACCTTGTGGGTGGGGCTGCCCTCGATGGAGAACGCCACCAGGTCGAACAGGCCGATGCTCGCCGCGGCCCGGATCACGTTGTAGCCCTCGGCCTGGAGCGTGTCCCGGACCTTCCATTCGGCGCGGCGGCCGGCCAGATAGTGCGCGTTAGGCATCGGCGCCGCCCTCGCTGTCCTGTTCCGCCGGTTCTACCGGAGCCGCGGGATTGGCAGGAATCAGGGGAAGGTTCGGCTGCACGCCCAGGAACGCCAGACCGCGGTCGAGAACGTTCAGGACCGGGGCGAGGCGCCCGCCGGTGTCCAGACGGGCCAGCAGCCCGCGCAGGTTCTCGCTGATCGAGATCGCCTCGCAGAACATCACCGCCCACCAGCCCGCCACCAGCCAGGCCCAGTTGTTCCCCATGACCGCGATCCCGGCGAACAGGCCCAGGATCATCCCGAAGCACAGCCCCTTGTCCTTCATCTTGTTGCGGAACTCGGTGCTGCTCGTAGCGCCGGCCCGCCGGGCGCAGGCGACGCCGGTGACGGTATCGACGATCACGAACCAGACCGCGACGCCCGCGGTCTTGTGGACCAGGACGGGAGCGTGCAGGAGGAAGGAGCAGGCGGCCGCCATCAGCGTGGCGGCGCCCTTGGGGAGAGTCATCGGGGTGGCTTTCTAAGGGAGGGGCAGGGGCTAGTATCCGCTGTCGGGATATCCACTATCCGGACAGCGGACAGGAGTGGCGTGGGAGGGCGGCTATGGGGTGCGGACGGTGAGGACGACCGGCCCGAAGGTCTGATCGTCTTCCGCGTCGGCGTCGTGCAGTTTGACGGTGAGGCTGTAGCGCCCTGGCGCCGCCGTGTCGTCTTCAGAGAGGCGATACTCCAGCACGCCGCCGGCCGCGTACAGGACCTCGCACTCGCCGGCGGCGGTGATGACGGTGCCGCCGCTGGTGACCGTCGCGGTGAAGGTGGCGGTCGGGGGCAGCGGAATGGCCTGCTTCAGCTCGTCGGACAGGCGCAGCACGATGCCGAACTGGTCCCCGACGAAGGCGTTTATGGTGCCGCTGGAACCGCCCGAGAGCGGGGTCAGCACGATCTCCCCCTCACCGCGGACCAGGCGGATCGTACTCCCGCTGCCCGCCTCCGCGACGAGGCTGCCGGTATACTGGTTTCCGCCCGCGCCGAACTGCACGCCGCTCTCCACGTCGGCCGCAGCGGGCAGGGTGACGGTGCCGACCGTCGCGCCCACCGCGACGCCCGCGAGGACCTGGGCCGCCGTCGGCACGGCGAGAGTGCCCACCGTGGCAGCCACAGCCGTTCCCACCCGCACATCGGCGGCAGCCGGTACTGCCAGCGTCCCGAGCGTCCCGTCGCCCCGGTCGATGCCGCTGCGCACGTCGGTCGCCGGGGGCAGGGTCAGTTCCTCGCCGCCGCCGACTTCGACCAAAGCCCACGGCCCCCAGCCGCCGGCGTTGCCCGCCCGCGCCTCGATGGTGTGCGGCTCGGTCGCATCGTCCACCGGGACCGGCGTTGCCGTGGCAGCGTCGATGCTCGCCGGGGCGCCGCCATCGACGCGGTACTCGTACTGCGTCGCGCCCGCGACGGCCGGGATCGTGATGGTGACCGTCCCCGCCCCGACGTTGATGATCGGCGCTGCGGGCGGGTCGGGCAGGACGGCCGGCGTCACCAGGGCGCGGCTGCGGGCGAAGTTGTGGTCCGCCTGGAGGGCGTTCAGGGCGGCAGTTCCGTGCTTGCCGTCGCCCGTGTAGACGGGGCGCATCGAGATGTCGCCGCCGCCCGCGTCGTAGTGGACGCTCGGCCTGCCGTCCATGATGCCCAGCGGGTCGGCGTTCGTCAGGTCCACGTGCGCATCGAGCTTGTGGACCTGCGCGCTCCCCAGGGCAGCGATCTGCGTGTCCAGGCCCGTGCGGATGTCGGTGATGAAGGCGTCCGTCGCCCAGGAGCCGTAATAGGGGTAGCGGACCAGCACCTCCGCGGCGGGCTTGTCCGCCAGCGTCTCATTGACAGCCTGCATGGTCGCCGAAACGTTCTGAGCCGCGTTGTACCCGTCGGTGAGCAGCGTGGAGTTGATGTACTCGCTGAACCAGGCCAGGACCTTCGCGCCCGGCGTCATCGCCGCCTTGCGCCGCGCCCGGTTCGCGGCGTTGTTGATGTCCGACCATTGCTTGCCGGGATAGGCCTCGAACCACCACGCGTATCGGGTGGCGTCCGCCGTCTCGTACAGGTCGAGCGTCAGTTCGTGCATGTTGCGCTGGACGCCCGCGAGCACGGGAACGTCCGGCGCGTTGCCGTCCGGCTGTACGCCGAAGTCGTTGGAGTGCCCGTCGATGACGAAGACGTGGGACAGGTCTGTCGGATACCACCGCTCGATGCCCGCCTCGGTCATGTCGGCCAGGATCATCGCGCGCAGCTCGTCGAACCGCCCATCCAGGCTCATCGCACCGGGGATCAGGTGGAACAGGCGGTAGTCGCAGTTGGGCAGCGAGTACAGTTCGCTGGACCCGATGAGGAAGTCGCTGGCGGCGGCGGGCAGCGGGCCGACATGGTTGAAGATGGCGGTCGGGGTGCCGTCGATCAGGACCTGGGAGCGGTGGTTCGCGCCGCCGTCGGTCGGCTCGACGCAGATGGTGATGTCGGTCGGCAGCGGGTCGTTGCGCCAGGCGGAGTTGACATCGGGGTTGGAGCGTGTGCGCCGCTTGTTGGGCACGTCGATGGTGCCGTTGCCGGTCCCGACGGTCCAGTCCACCAGAAAGCCGATGCGCCCGGTAGATTCCGGCACGCCGTACTGAAGGTAGCCGTTGCCGCCGGCCCAGTCGAGGATGCGGCAGTGGTTCAGGCCGGACGCCTGCACCTGGGGGTATTCGGGCAGCACCACCTGGAGGCGGATGGTGTATCCGCCGCCGGTGGACGATAGGTGCTGGTTGAAGTTGTTATGAGCCAGCATCCGCAGCTCGTGCTTGTTCGACCAGTGGATGCCGTAGCCGGGGCCGTCGCCCACCTCGAAGCCGTCCAGGTCGTCGAAGGGGGTGTGGTTGTGCCGCGCCCGCGCCACGGGCAGGCCGCCCACGGCGGCGTTCAGGCGGTACTTCATCTGGTGAGACGCGCCGCCGGAGACGGTCCACGCGACGCCGTGGGTGCCGGGGTTGAGGGCGCTGCTGATGCGCGTGCCGTTGCTGGCCGCGACGCCGCCGGTCAGCAGGCCGGTAGCGGCCAGCATCGACAAGACCTTTGTGTGTGCCATAGGAGGGCCTTCCTGGGGATGGGTGGGAGAGGGGCCATGCCTGCCCCGCGCACGTCGTCAAAGAGGCGCGGCCGGAGCCGGAGTAGGTGAGGCCGCTCGCTCACGGCCTCGGGAAGTAGGCGACTAGGGGGAGGTGGCTGTCTGCCGGGTGTTGAAGGCGGCGGCACGGGCTACCGCGATCTGGTTGATCAGGGCCTCGGTCGTGGGCTGCTCGCGCCCGAGTTCGAGCGTCCGGGAGAAGACGCCCGCCCCGTCGAAGGAGCCGCGCACGCGGGCGACGGGCAGGGGGGAGGGCGCGTGCGTCGGCCCCTCTTCTCCGGCCAGGCGGACCACCTGACCCGGCCAGTACAGCCGGTCGGCGTCGCCGGAGAGCGGCACGGTGGCCTTGCGCACGGGGATGGCGCGGGAGCGGAAGAAGGCGCGGGCGAGCGCGACGGCCGTGTCCAGGTCCGTCACGTCCTGCGCCGACTCGCGCCCCTCGCGGGTGCCGTACAGCGTTTCCGAGTCATGTTCGGCGCCGCTCTCGAACACGTCCGCGGCGCGCAGGCGGGCCGAGAGAGGTCCGTCGGGCTGATACGGCAGGTTCGGCCCCCAGCGGGCGCGCGCATCGCCGAACCACAGGGCGTCGAAAATGTAGTCCCCGTCCGAGCGGAACGCCACGAAGGGTATGCCGTAGGCCGCGTCCGCCGGCGCCGTTCCCGTCACGTTGAAGAACGTCCAGCCGAAGGCGGCCAGGGCGGTGTGAGTCACCTTGACGGTCGCGTCCAGAACAGTGTTGTCCGTCTTGCGCCACTGGATCTGGTAGATCTGCTTCCCGCCCGCGTCCCCCTCGGCGCTGTCTCCGGTGCGGACCCAGCCGGTGAAGCGGTAGGGCAGCCCCGGCGTGATCGAAGGCTTCTCTATCGGTTCCAGGTGCCCGTCCTGCCCGTCGGCGTCGGCCGCGCCCACCGGCCGCAGTCGGATGGCGTACCCGCCATGCACCCGATCCGCCCCGTACGCCCAATCCGCGATGACCCGCGCCTCGTCGCCGTAGGCGGTGGTCTTCCAGTTCTCCTGGAACCAGCGCTCCGTGTCCCACAGTTCCAGGTTGTCCCACAGCAGGCCCTCGCCGACGCCCGCGCCGCCGCCAGCGACCGTATGGGTGGCGGTCAGGCGGCCCTTGTCGGCGAGCGCCGGGCAGAGGAAGGGCCGCTCATAGCGCTCGTAGTGGTTGGAGAGCGGAACGAGGGTGTACGCGCCATCGGTCGTGCCCGCGTCAGCGGCGTCCTGCCACACCCCGGCGACACGCCACTCCATGCGGACCTCGGCTTCTTGCGAGGCGGAACCCTGCCGGTTGACGTAGAACCCCACCCTCAGCTTGTGGCCGCGGCTCTCCACGGGAACGTCGAACTCTTGGCGGAACCCTTCGCCCACCGTGTCGGTCTGGATCAGCCACTGGCCGGAGTGCGCGGACACGCCCACGTCCTGCCCGTTCTGCTTCATGCTCGCGCCGTCGAAGAGCGCCCAATAGGCCGTATAGCCCCGGCCCGGCGTCGGGTCCTCGTTGATGCCACCGCCGACGCCCGGACCCGCACCCTCCTGGTGGCTGTCCTGCTCGAAGTCGCCGTTCTCCAGGAGGCTCCCGAGGCCCGTGCCGCCGCCACCCGGCGTGATCGCCTCGAACCCGCCGTTCTTCAGCTTGTTGCCGCGCGCGCCCATGTCGCCGCCGTCCACCGTCAGCACGTTCACCAGGTCCGAAGTGGAAGCGCTGCCGGTGACCTTGCCCACGCCCGCCGAAGGCACGGCGATGGTGTAGTCCGGGTCGCCGGAGGCCGGGCGGAAGTACAGCCGGTCCTTCCCGTCGGCGGGGTCGTAATCGACGCCCCACACCGCCCCCCCGCCGCAAAGCTGCGCCAGGCCGGACAGCACATCGGAGACGGTCTTGCCGCGGCTGTCGAAGGTGAGCAGTTCGACGCCGGTTGTCTCGAACTGGACGGTCAGCCACGGGAAGAGCGGCTCGATCCAGTCGGTCCACACCTGCTCGGCGATGAGCGACGCATCCACCGCCACGCCGTAGCGGTACAGCTTGTCGGCGAGGATCTTGGTCAGGACCTGGGCGCGGCCGTACAGGGTCACCTCTTCGGCGGACGGGTCGCCGCCGGACGTGTCGCGCTCGGCGACATAACCGCGGTAGTGCAGCGCGTCGTCCTGCCACATCTCCACGCGATCGCCGGGCAGCGTGAACGATTCGGCCGCCGTGGAGAGTCCGCCCTGCCCGAAGCCGCCCAGCCGGTCCAGCGTGTAAGTCGGGTTGTAGCGCTTCTCCTGCGGCAGGGCTTTGCGATTCCCCAGGGAATCGAACAGCAGCACGTGCAGGCCCTCGCCCGGCTCGGACAGCACGAAGGCCGGCTCCGGGTAGGGCGTGAGCGTAGTGGGGCCGCCGGGCAGGAAGGCCGCATCGGCGCCCGGCGTCAGGTCCTCCGCCGGCGGCTCGCTATCGGGATCTTCTCCAAGGTAAGAGGGGATGGGCATGGTTTAGCACCGCGGTTTACCACCAGCGATCCCGCCACGAGGCCGAGGCGGAGGTGAGCTGCGCGCCGCCCGCGCAGGTGAGGGTGAGGTTGTTGGTGACGCCGGGCGCAAGTTCCAGCCAGCCGCCCACCAGCAGCAGCGCGGTGGCGTCCACGCCCGAGCGGATCAGGCGTTCCGCGTCCGCGTCATAGAGGACGGCCGCGCCGGTCTCCTTGGCGTTGAGTACCGCGCTCTTGCCCGTGGTCGTGTTGGTGACCGTCAGGAGGCTCGTGACCGGGCTTGCGACCGCGCCGACGGCGGCCAGCGTGTAGGTCAGGAGGAGGCGGGCCGGGGCCGTCCCGCCCACGGCCAGGGCGAGGCTAGCGGACAGACCGCCTCCGGCGACCGTCGCCGCCTGCGTGTTCAGCGTGTCGCCGCGCCAGAGCGGATCGTTGGCGACGAACTGCACCTCCCACGGGATCGCGCCGACCGAATTCTCGGCATCCACGTCGCGCAGCGCTTCGACCTCGGCCAGCAGGTAGCGGTCTGCCCGGTCCAGGTAAAGGGCCTGTGGGGCGCCGTCCGCGTGCGCGGCCATAAAAGCGTCCCACAGGCCCTCGATGTCGTCCCCGCCGCGCGCGATCAGCACGCCGCCGAGCGTGCTCCGAACCGGCCCGGTGAGACCTCCCTGCGTGTAGTGGCGCCGGGAGCCGGGCGCCTCGGCCACGCGGGGCCGGTGCTGCCGCTCGCGGGGAGCGCGCAAGATGATGGAGCCGGAGGATTCCTCATCCACCGGCTCGTAGGCGTAATCTCCGAATTGATATTCAGGCATCACCAGCCTCCGGAGAAGGCCGCCGCGGGGGTGCGCAGGCCGATCTCGATGCCGCGGGCGGACTGTCGGCTCACTTCCTCCGCGGAGGCGCCGACAGGACCGTAGAAGTTGTTGTTGACGTTGACGGACCGCCCGCTGATGGTGCCGCCCACCGGCCCGCCGGTACCAGGAGCCGCACCCCCGCTGCCGAACGCGCCGTTCAGTCCCGACAGGTCCGAGGTGCGCCCGAAGATGCCTGCGCCGTCAAGCGCGGACACGGCGCCCATACCAGCAATGAGCATCTGACCGGTATTACCGGAAGATGCAGCGCCAAAAAGCGACCCCAGCGTAGTCGCCCCAGTGAACCACCCGATACCTGGGATCAGCGAACCGGCGATGCCGCCCAGGATGGTGCCCCAGAGCGCGCCCTTCTGCTGCCGCCGTCCCATCGCGCCCGTGAGAGCCAAAAGCGAATAGATCTGGCTCATCATCGCCCCGACGCTCATCTGCACCGCGCCCAGGGTCAGCTTCACACCTTGCAGGCCGGAACTGATGGCCGCGCTCATCTGCTGCGCGATGGGATCGATGACGGCCGCCTTGATGACGTTGCGCATCTGGTTGGCGGCAAGGTCGGCGAGCATCCCGCGCAGCATCCCGCCGAAGTTGCGGGTGAAGTTGCGCGCGGAGTCGCCGATGCGACCGCTGAACGCCTCGTCGAAGGCGGTGCGGAAGACGCCCTGCACGGAGTCGGCGACGCGGTTGACCTCGCGCTCATAGCGCTCGATCTCGCGCCGCTGGTCTTTGGAGAACTCCTTCAGGCGCTTTAGCATCGACTTGGTGGCCGCTTCAGTCGCCTTGTCCTGTGCCTTCAGCACCGCCTCGAACCCGCCGATGCCGCCGGGGATGTTGAAGCCGACCGCGCCGAGTATCGTGTCGATGACCGCGTTGCCGAACGCCTTCTTCTCGCGCTCGCCGCCGAGCGCCTCCTTCACGTCCTTGATCTGCTTCTTGAGCGTGTCCGCTTTAACGGCGGCCTCTTCGAGACGGCGTACCAGTTCCTTCATGTACGGGGTCTGAGAGGCGCCCTTGCTGGCCAGCAGGTCCGCCACGGCAAGCCGGACCCGCTGCAACTCGGTCAGCTCCTTCTCGCCGGTCAGGAGGGCGTTGTACTCCGCTTCCTGGTGGCGCACCCGCTTTTCGAGGTCCTTGGTCACATCACGGAGGGCGTCCGCGGTCTCCTTGCGGGCCTTGCGGATGGCTTCCTCACCGGCCTGGACTGTCAGCACGTGGCGGATCTGTGCCGCTTCGGCCTCGCTCAGCTTGTCCTTGGGGTCCGCATAGCGCTGCTCGATATCGAACTGCTTGACGGCCCGCAGGGGGTCGTCCGGATCGATCCGGGACAGAGCGAGCTGCTGATTGACGCCGCGCAGGGAGGCCGCGTACATCTCCGCGTGCGCCTTGGCCGCGGCTGCCGCTTCCGCGTTCTTCTTCAGGGCGTCGGCCTGCTGTGCCAGGGAGATGGCCAGGGCCTTGACCTTCGGGTCCGCCTTGGAAAACTCGCCGTGCAGCAGCGCATACCGCATCGCGGCTTCCTGGGACTGGTCGCCCCCGAGCGCGACGGTCTTGCGCAACCCATCCAGGTGCGCCTGAAGGTTGGCTGTTGCGGCTGCCGCTTCCGCCTTCAGGGCTTCAGCGCGCTGACGGGCCGCAGCCGCCGCGGCAGCCGCGGCGCGAGCGTTCGCCGTGTTCTTGTTTCCGCGCTCCGCCGCGGCATGGACGCTGGCATACGCTTTGGAAACGTTGCCCAGCTCGGTCTGAAGGCTTTGAAGCTGCGTGAGCTGGTCCTTGAGACCAGGGATATCCTTGTCGCTGGCATTCAGGGCCGAAGCATAGTCGGACCCGTTGTTGTACTTCAGGCGGAGGCTTTGAATCGCTTCCTGCCGCTCGGTGATCTTCTGGCGCAGGTCGCGGATCTGCGCCTCCATATCCCGGAAGGCAGGCGACTCGGCAGCCTTGATTCCGCCCTGGCTGTTCTGGGTCCACAGGTCGGCGATCTTGAGACCGGCGAGTACGGCAATCGCGGCCGCCAAGCCGTAAGGCCCGACGGCCGCCAGGCGCGCGGCGCCGAGCGCGCTGGCAAGCTCGCGCACCTGGTTCGCCATCAGCGCGATCGGGCCGGCAGCCGCAGCGCCCGCGCCCAGAACGACAAACAATTCCTGCGTCTGACCGGGAAGGTCGGAGAACGCACGGGAAGCGTTCTGTGCCTCGCCGGCCAGGCGGTTCAGCAGGCGCGCGGCGACAGGACCGGCCGCGTCGCCGATGCGCGTCAGGCTCTCGTTGATGGAGTCGGCCGCGTTCTCGAACTCGTTGGACAGTCCGCCGGTGGCCTTCTTGGCCTTCTCCAGTTGGGAGACGATCCGGGTGATGGCCTGCTCCGAAGAGATGCCCATCTTCTGGATCGCTTCGGTGTCCGCCGTGCCGAAGGCGGCTTGCAGCGCGGCCCGGATCTGCGGCACGCGCTCGGCGAGCTGGTTGATCTCTTCGGCGGAAACCTTGCCCTTGCTCTGGATCTGCGACAGGGCGAGGATCACCCCGTCCAGGTCGGCTTTGCCTTTGCCGACCGTGGCGAGCGCGTTGCCGAACGCCATCAGCGAGCGCTTTGCCAGGTCCGCCGACAGGCCCGCCGCCTGAAGGTTGATGGAGCCGCGCAGCGCTTCTTCCAGCCCCAGGCCGGGCAGCTTCGCCACTTCCTTCAGCTCCGCGAACTGCCGCTCGGCTTCTTCCGCCGAGCCGGTGACGGCCACCAGGCCGCGCTTCAGCCCGTCCATCCGGACGGCTGCATCTACCGACGCTTTGCCCAGGGCGACCAGCGGGACGGTCACCATCGCGGAGAGCGCGGTTCCCATCTTGGTCAGGCGCTCGGTCAGCCCTTCGGCCGCCTTGCCCGCCTTGTCGGTGCCCTGCTTGATCTTCTCGCCGGCTTCCTCGCCCTTCGCGCCGGTCTCGTCCAACTGCTTCCCGGCCCGGTTCATGGCCGTGCTGAAGTTGGATAGGTCCGCCTCTACCACCGCCCGGATCTTCGCTACTTCGACGGACACTACCCCTCACCCCCTCGCGCACGCAGCTGCGCCCGCTTCATCAACGTGGGCCGAACCTCGGCCTCGACGTCCTTGGCGACCAGCGCCCGGTTTCGCCACAGCAGCGGCTCGTCTTCAACGCCCCACGGCGGGACGCCCAGTTCCTTGGCCGCGATCAGGTCGGCGTACCAGGAAGGCGCCGCCGCACCCCGGCCTTCGCTCAGGAGCGCTTGCCGGAGTTGGGCGCGCTCGGAGGGGACACGTTCTGATCCTCCTGGATCTTGGCCAGCACGAAGGACATCAGGTTGAGGTCCACGTCGGCCGCTTCCAGGCCCTCGCGGGTCAGCTCTACCGGCTCGCCGTCGTTGGTGGCGTCCCACTCGGCCACGGCATCCAGGAAGCGATCCGTGGTGGTCTCGGCCAGGCCGCCGATGGCGCTGATCTGCGCGTCCAGCTCGGCCAGCGCCGCGGCCAGTTCCGGGTCTTCGGTCTGGGTCTCCGGTGCAGCGTCCGCTGCCTTGGAGCGCGCCTCGGTCAGCGCGGCCTTTGCCTTCGCGCCGGTCTCGGCCAGCTCCCGCACCTTGCCCGGCGTGAACCGGGCCGGGCGGTACTTGATCGTCAGCGTGTCGCCGTCGATGTCGATGGCGAGGGTGCGCAGCATCTCCCGCCGCTTCTTGAAGTCGAGTGCCATGATGTTTCCTTGCGAGCGCGGCTGGCGCGCTAGTCGCCAGCCGCCGTCAGTTCTGTCGCGCCGGACCACAGCCGCACGTCCGCCAGGCGGACGGTCGGGGTCGCAGGGGCCGCGTGGCCGTTGATGTTGTCGCCGAAGACGGCCGCCACCCAGCGGAACTCGATGACCTGCGCGATCCCGTTGCCGCCGGGGCCGATGGTCTCTTTGCCGTTGGTGCCCCAGAAGTTCCACTGCTCCGGGATCGTCGCCGTACCGGTCACCGTGTCGGCCCGCCCGGTCGGGTCGCTCTCGCCTTCGAGGAGGTAGTTGTAGCCGACCGACGCGGTGTAGTTCCGCCAGGCCATGATCTGCCAGTGCGTGATGTCTACCGGCTCGTCGAAGCGCAGGCGGCACTCGATGGCCGCCTCGTGCCCCGCCGCCGCGAGACAGGTGGCCGTCTCGAACGTGTCCGGCGTCGGCGTCGCGTAGATGCCCGCCGCGGGGGCGTCCCCGTCGTCGAGGTTGGAGGTGGGGGTCCAGGCAGTATAGGTGAAGGGATCGAGGCTGGACGCCCGGCTGCGCAGGCGCCATTCCAGCGCCCCGCCCCCGCCGCCCGGCCCGCCGCCGCACTCGCTGCGTTCGAGCACTTCGAAGGGCGCGTACACGCCCTCCTCCGGCCCGAGCAGGCCCGCCGCCTCGAAGCAGCGCAGGTAGTACCCGGCGCCCACCACGGCGCCGGCGCGCACGCCCTGCCAGGGGCAGTGCAGCAGGCCGCGGCCTTCGTCGAAGCGGGCGCGGAAGGCCCAGCCGTGGCCGCCCTTTTCCGCGCCGCCGCTGACCGCGTTGTCCGATATCCGGATACCGGACCCGGACGCGTCGCCGGGCCTGCGGATGTCCCACGGCTCGAACCCGCCGCCGGCGGGCTGCGCGCGGTCGCCGTCGCCGCTGTCTTCCAGGAAGGTGGTCTCGCCGTGCTCGATCTGGCCGGCGGTGCTGCTGACCTTGAGGATGAAGGAAACGCTCGCCGCGCCGCCGTCGCGGGTGGCGTCGGTGCGCAGCGAGTAGGTCCCGGCCGCAGCGCTGGGCGGCGCGATCACGCGCCAGTAATCCGCGTCCGGGTCGTACTCGACCTGCCAGTCCTCGTAGATCCCATCCGGGTCCGGGAACACTGGAAGGTCGCCGTAGCTGGTCAGGAACTCGGCGACCTGTACCCCGCCGGGGCCGACGATCTCCAGCGTGTCGGGTTCAGACGGGGCGAGGGAGCCGGTGCTTTCCGCCCCGATCACCTGCCCCGGCTTCCCGCAGGGCAGTCAGCCCGCCGCGGCGATCAGCGCTTCCGGCTCCTGCCCGCTGGCCACGTCCGTACCGGCGGCCCACGTGGATGCCGGCAGCGCGGAGCGGATGCGGATCTTCAGGAACCCGCCGAGGGTGGCGTCGTCCACGGCCTCCAGGTCGTACATGCCGCCGTACACGTCATCCTTGTCGCCCCGGTCGGGGTTGGTGACGTTGAAGGGCATCGTGACCTCGAACTCGTAGGTGCCGTTGGTGCCGTCGCCGATGTTCGGCCCGGCCGCGTGGAACTGGTAGTAGCGGCGCGCGGCGTTGCGCAGCTGGCGCATCATCGCATCCGAATCGCTGTCCTGCTCTACCTCGATGTGGACGGTGCATTTGTTGGGCGTCTCGACGAGCGCCGTGAAGCTCTTATCGTCCCGGCGCTTGGGGAAGAGCGGCTTGCGTCGCCCGCCCAGGACGATGTTGCCGTCGAAGAGGCGGCCCAGAAGCCCGCCGGAAAGCCCGCCGATCGTGGTGGCGACGTAGTGGTTATCCTCGTCGGCGGAGATCGGGATGCAGGCGATCTTGGTGGGCGAGTCGTTGGTGACGACGCCCTCCTCGGCCAGGCGCCGCCCGATCATCGTGCCGCTGATGTCCATCGCGGTCGCCGAGAAGGAGAACGTCAGGTCCGTCACGGAGCCATAGGCGAAGCGGGACGCGCCTACCGCGTCATCGCCGTTCTCGACCGTCAGGAACTTGACGTCATCGGGCTGGTCCGCCTTCAGCAGCCACACGTAATCGTGCGCCTGGTTCGCGCCCGCGCCACCGACCGGCGTGACCGTCGGCACGCCCGCCGACGAATACAGCAGCGGGATCAGGTCGTTATAGGCCATGTAGCCGGTGATGGTGCCGATGGTGTGCGCGCCCTTCTGGCGCCGCGTGAAGGTGGCGATCTTGCTGCCGCGCGCCTTCAGCATCTCGCTGGGCTGGACCGGCTTTGGCAGGATGCCGAAGGACGCCAGTTGCAGGTTGGCGATGACGGCCGCCGCCGTGCTCTGGATGCCGATCTTGGCCTTCTCGTAAACTGATGCTCTTTCCATAGTGCTTGTGCTTTCCTGCCAGCCCTACGGGGCGGCGTAAACGAAGAGGCGGTACTCCCCGCCGAGACGACGATAGATGACGCCGCCCTCGGCGGCTTCGGGCGGGGGCGCGAACGGGCGCTCGCGGTGGCTGCCGGCGACCTGAAGGCCGCCCTGGACGCCTCGGGCCTGGTTATCCTGGTCGCCGAACAGGGCGTCGATACGGTTGGCCAGCGGGCCGAGGGACACGAGGGATTCGGTCTGCCCGACGGCGTAGATCCGGACCAGCGGGCGCGTGGCCACGCGCAGCGCGCCGTTGCCGTTGATGTCCGGAGACACCAGCACGGAGAAGACCACGAAGGGATACTCGGCGCCCTCCGGAGCGGCGCCCTCGTACACGCCCGGCCCGTCCCCCTCGGGGTCGGGCTGGACCAGGGCGGCGAGCGCCGCGTCATTCTTCAGGCGCAGGTACAGGAAGGTGATGAGGTCCGCGACTTCGTTCATGTGCCTGCGGCTCCTTCCTTGACGGCCCGGCGCAGCGCGCTTCCGACGGCCTGCTCGAACGGCTGCGTCTGGGCCTCGGCAGCGGGGCCGAGGAACGGGCGTGGGGCGGTCTTACCGTCCGCGCTGCCCAGCTCTTGGGAGGCCGCGTATTCCTGGCTCGCATCCACGTGGGCCACCTTGCCGCGGCTGGCCGTCGGCGAGCTGGTGGCGATGTTCGCGGCCAGGCCGCCGTACAGGTTCGCGGGCGCCTCGCCGGGCGCGGAGGCGCGGTGGATGCGGCTGCCGATGATGAAGCGACCGTCCCCGTCGCGGTCCAGCCCGAGCGGGCCGAAGCGCTTGGTGTTGCGGCTGCCGCCGACGCGGGTGACGTTGCCAATCCGGTACCAGCGGCCGGTCTTCGGCCCGGTCTGGATCGCCGCCTTCGCGCCGGCCTCGATGTTGAAGGCGGCGGTGATGACGACTTCCGCCACCTCGCGCTCGGCCGCGCGCCCGACGGCCGCGAAGCCGTTCTTGATGGTGACGCGCGTGGCCACGGGGCTACTTGGCGGCCTTCTCGAAAGCCGAAATGCTCTTGGCGGTCAGGCCCAGGCGCTTCACCTCATCGGCCGGGATCTCTTCACCCTTGCGGGCCAGCAGCGACACGCGGCGCGGGTCTTCCTGGCCGCAGACGGCATCCTCCGGGGTCAGGTACAGGGCGCGGGGGGCTATCAATTTCTTCATCAGTGCGGGGCTTTCTCAGGAGGTGGGGGCTTGTCGACCGGGGCGGCGGCGGCGCAGCTGCACCGTCAGCACGAGGGCGTCATCGGTACGATCGCTGTCGTCGCCGATGATCTCGAACTCTTGGGTCTGGCCGCGGCGGCGCAGCCGGTCAGTCGTCTTGATCTCGGTGCCCCAGGGCAGCAGCGCTTCGAAGGCATCGACGGCGGCCTGCATATCGCCCGACGAGACCAGGCGCCCCGCCTGGCGGGACTGCTGGATGCGGCCGGGATAGTCCACTACGGGGGTCGGGGTAAGGACGCCGCGCCCGCCGGCGCCGTCGGAGGGGCGGATATCGCGTACCACCTCGATCCGGTCGGTCAGGTTTTCGCGCTGAAAAATTAACCGGTACTGGGCCAGGGCGGAAGCGGGCAGCGGCATCAGACGTACTCCGGAGCGTACACGGCGATCTGCGCCTTGCAGTGCGCGTGAATGGCCTCGCGGCTGAACTCCTGCCCGCCGGCCTTGAAATCGGTCTCGTTGACGGTGCGCGCGGTCTTGCGCTTCCAGGCTTCATGCGCCGCGCCGCGCAGGTCCCACTGGCAGCCGTCATAGGCGCCCAGCAGCCGCACCGACAGGGAGCCGGTGACGGCCGTGCAGCCGGGCGACGTGGGCCACAGCGGGGCGGAGGTGCCGCTGATCCCGCCTTCCACAACGACGTAGCAGGCGCCGGCCTGCGTCGGGTCGGCGCCGACCGGCAGGAGGCGCTGCCCCGCGTTGTAGACGCCGCTCGGCGCCCACACGCGCGCCCGGACCTTGCTGTCCAGAAGCCGGGCCAGTTCGTCCGGTTGGATCTCCGGATACTGGTCGGCCTCGGCCAGGCGGCCCAGCTCTTCGAGCGCCTCCTGCCGGGTCACTTACTCGCCGTCCTTCGGCGCCTTGTCGGCTTTGGCCTTGCCCGCGGGCTTGTCGGCGGGGGCGGCTTCCTCGCCGTCGTACTCGCCGGCGATGTAGACGGAAACGCCCTCCTGCCACACACCATCGTTGCTCTGGATGTTGCGCAGCAGGACCGGCGAGCCGTCCTCCGCCTCTACCAGCTCCACCATCTGGACCTTCTGGTCCTCGAACTTGGTGAGGGTGGAATCGACCGGGACCTTCTGCTCGAAGTCGGCGAGCGTGATGCCGCCGACGCGGACGGTCTCGACCTTCTTCAGGCCAGGGACGGAAAGGAACGGGGTGCCGTCGCCGACGAAGACGCGGACGTTGGCGGCCTTCTCTTCGGTCGTGCGGCCCTGGATCTTGTGGAACATTTTGCAGGGGCTTTCTGAATAGTGGGGAAGGTCTGTCCGCTATCCGGTTATCGGATATCGGTCATCGGACATCCGGTGTCCGGACAGCGGACAGGTCCCCTCTCCCAGGCCTGGGAGAGGGGAAGGGGATACCAGGCTAGAGGCAGGGGCGAGGTCACACAAGCGTGACTGTGCGCTTAGACCGCGGGGTGTTAAACCGCGGTGACGCCGGTGCTCTTGGCGAAGACCAGCGCGTTCTTCATGCGCAGCAGCTCGTACACCGTGATGATGAACGGGTAGACCTGCGGGGCCGCGGTGGTCGGGGCCAGCTCCTGGGCGGTGTAGCCCTGGATGTTCTGGTTCGGCGCAAGCTCGGGGAGCTGCACCTGCGGCAGGACCTCGACATCGATGGCCGGCTTGCCGTCCGGGCCGTACTGGGCGCCGTACTGGATGGTGCCCGCGGTCATGAAGCGGGACACGTACACCGGCACGATGTCGCCGGTGATCGGGTGCTTGATGCCCGTCACCTTCATGCCGAGGATGGTGTCGCCCTGGGCCGTGGCCATCATGCGGATGACCGTCCCCGACGCCTGCGCCAGGTTGACCAGGCTCTGCTGCTCCTGCGCGTTGATGAGCAGGAACGGGTTGCGCCCGCCCTGCTTCCAGATGCGGGTGAGCTGCGCGTCGATGTGCGCCAGGGTCAGCGCGCCGACGGCGGTCTGGACCTGGGCGGACGGGGTGCCGTTGGCGGTCGCCGTGAGCGGGATCAGACCGTCAAAGGCCATCGCCGTCGCGCCGTCGCCCCACGGGGCGGCCGTGCTCGTCGAGTCGCCCGCGATCAGCGCGTACTCCTCGTTGAGCATCAGGTTGTTGAGCGCGTGCGTCTTCTCGACCGCGAGCTGGTTCTGGAAGTTCGCGCCGGCCGCCGCGGCGAAGCCCGTCACGGAGCCGTAGGTGCCCAGCAGTTTGTACGCGCCGCTCTTGGACGCGTAGGTGCTGGTGTGCTCGGCCGGAGCGCCCGTTTCCGAGAAGAACGCGCGGATCGCGCCCCCGGTGCCGCCCTGGTCCAGCGTTGTGGCCCAGCCGCCGCCGAGCGACGTGAGCTGCCGCCAGGCCGACGCGGTACCGGCGCCGGGCCGACGCGGCAGCATGTTGCGCAGCGGGGTGTCGAGCGGGACGAGGCCGGTGGCCTCCGCTTCCAGGTTCTCGCGGATGGGCAGGCCGCTGGTGGTGCTCGTGATGCCGCGCTGGAGTTCGGCGATCGTCGCGCCGAAGTGGTGCAGGATCTGCGACAGGTCGCCCGTGACCTCGCCGCGCTGCACGTCGCCGCCGGCGCTCAGGCGGTTCAGCGCCTCCTGAAGCTCGGGGCTGATCTCCGGGCGGGCGGCGCCGCGCGTGAGGATCGGAATCGACGGCCCGAGGTCGATCCCGGAACCGGACAGGCCGGCCGGGAGGAAGCCTGCTTCGCGGAACATGCCGGGCAGGCTGAGGGAACCAAGCATCGGGGCGGTGGCAGCGGCTATGGCCGCAGCGTTACGAGAGTTCATGGTTGGCTTTCGAAAACGGGGTAACGGGGTAGGGCAGGCTAAGCGGCGTCCGGGGACTCAGCGAGCTTCATTTTGATCACCTGCATCCGCGTCACGTTGGCCTTCCGCTTTTCGGCGTCGGGTTCGTTCTGCGTCTCGGTGCTCAGGCGCGTCAGCTCTTCCTGCAAGGTGGCGATCTCGGCGCTCGCCGGCTCCTGTCCGGCCGGTGTGAAGTTGCGGTCAAGCGCCTGGGGGATGCGAACGGGCTTGCGCTGGGTCGGGTCGGCGGACCGTTCGAGGGTGAGGACCCGCTCTCTTGCGGCGGCGAGTTCGCCCCGCACTGTAGCGAGATCCCGCTCGGCGGTCTCCGCCCGCGTCAGCGCGGCGGCCTGCTCGGAACGGAGGGTGATGGAGTCGCGGGTGGTGTCCGCGAAGCGGGTCAGCAGGTCGGCGGAAAGGCCGGCGCCGTACTCCAGCTCCTGCGGGATCGTGCGCGCGGCGACCAGCGGCACAACGTAGTCAGCGAACTCCGCACAGACCTGGCGGGCCTCCGCTTCGACATCGGCGCTATTGCTGTTGCACAGGTCGTAGAGGAGGCAGTACAGCGTGTCGAAGGCCAGGCCGCGGAGGGTGCCCGTCTCCCGCGCCGCGATCTTGATGGCGAAGGCACCGCGCGTCAGGTCCTCGTCACCAGTCACATCAGCAGGCAGCTCGTCGCCCTCGTCATACACGTCGGCGGCCGCCTCGGCATCGGTGCCGTCGGCCGGGGCGCCGGCGGCGCGGGCGATGGAGAGCATCGCGTCCGGGTCGGCCGGGCGGTCCACCAGGCTGGTCTCGTACCAGGTGCATTTCTCCACGTCGCTGCCGCGCACCACGGTCGGCTGCACGCCCACGGAGAAGCCCTTGTAGACGCCGGTCTCGACCTTCTTGATGGCCTCGGTGTCTACGACCAGGGCGCGCATGAAGCAGCCGCGCTCGTCCCACTCGATGCCGCAGCCGTCCGCAGTACTCGTGCCCGCCGCCGACGGGCTGTGCATCTCGCGGATGTTGCCCCAGAACGCGAAGTCCGGGCTGGCAGCCTCCATCGCCGAGCGCTTCAGGTTGTAGCGGTCGCTGGGGACCTTCTCATTGACGTAGCAGTAGCCTTCGACGAGCAGGCCGTCCTCGCGCTTCTCGGTGCGGGTGATAGGCACGAAGAGCCGCAGCGGCTTCATGGTTACGGTTCGCTTCACGATTGAATCTCCAGGGATTGAAACAGGCCGCGCACGTCGGCGACGGTGGTACAGGTGGCGAGGCCGGCGTAGACGCCGTACCGGAGGGCGGACGGGAGGAGCGCGCTTTCGAACGGGCAGGGGGCGGTCTTGCCGCTCTTGATGCGGCCGATGGCCTTGCGCTCCCACTTGGTCAGCTCGGCGCGAATCGCGTTGCCGCCGGTCTGCCCCGCGTTTTGCAGGGCCTCGGCGACGCTGGCCGTGCTGCGCATCGTGCCCCAGGCCGGATCGCTGGACCGGCTCACCACGTCGGCAAGCGAAATCGTCCCGTCGGCATAGAGCGCGTGCAGCTCCGGCCCAAGCACGGAGCGCTGCCGGTCCAGGTCCAGCCGGGCGAAGAGATCGGCGCCGCTCTCGATGACCGGGCGCGTGTCAGGCAGATCGGCATCGCCCAGAATCTCGGCCCAGGAGCGGGTGCGCGGACACATCACGCAGCGGCACTGGCAGTGCCCGTCCAGGTGCTCGTCCAGGCCGTGCAGCGTGCCGTGCATCGCCCAGCAGCCGCCGCAGGTCCTCGCGTCCGTCGCGGACAGCCAGTACCAGCCGGTGACGCTTTCCCGGTTCGCCTGGTAGTTCAGGCGGGTGGCTTCGCGGGCGGCCCGGTGCGGCTCCGTGCGCGCCCAGTTCTCTGCCCGAGCGCGCTCCGTCCCCAGGATGCCTTCCAGCGTGCGCCGGATCTGGTCCGCGCCCTTGCCCTGCGAGACCCCGACGATCAGCGCGTCGGTGACCTTCTGCCGGGTGACCGCGCCGAATGCCAGAAGGCGGTCCGCCACGGGGGAGCCGTCGGCGCAGAAGCCGACGAGCGCCTCAACCTGCGCCTTGGGCAGCGCGTTCCACGGAAAGGCGGTCGCCTTATCCGGGGAAGGACCGGCGGCAGCCGCGGCGAGTCGGTACGCGCTGTCGTGCGCGGTCTCGACCATCGCCGCCTGCCCGTCCGTGACAGCAGCGGCTGCCGCCGGAGCGAACTCGGCGGTCGCCGCGTCGATCTGGCGCAGCAGGTCGGCCAAACGGCTTTCGCCGTGCAGCCAGGCCTCACTGACCACCTCGCCGGCCAGCTCCGCGGCCTCGATAGCGGCCGTCAGCGCATCGAGGCGCTCGCGGATCGCGGCCTCGGCCGTCGCCCAGGCTTCGCGCATCACGGCGACGGCGGCATCCTCGTTGGCCCGCAACGCCCGGCGGAACTCGCGGGCTACGCGCTGAAGGGTGGCCTCAGCGTTTTTTTTTACGTCGGCCGGGTCAAGGGGTCCGGTGTTCCGGAGCAGCTTCTGTCGGGACAGCAGGCGGCGGCCGTAAGCGAAAGAGCGGCCCGCGGCGGGGGCACCGGCGGGCTGTTTTCCCGCGATACCCCCGACCCCTTTGCCGGTCGCAGGGGGTAACTGGACCGGTGCGGGCGGCTCGGGCGGGTTGAGCGCGCGGTCCAGCGGCTGCACCGTGGTGGCCACCAGCAGCGCCTCGCCGCCGTCGATCGTGTCTTCTCCGTCCGTCTGGCGGCACTCGTTGATGGTGCGCTGCCCGGAGCGGATCAGGATCTCGTTGGTCTCGGCCTTCTCCTTGGCCGCGGCTTCCCGCGTGGTGACGTTGTGGCACTCGAAGTCGCCGTAGCCGTTGCGCTCCAGCAGGTCATCGTAGGTGCGCTTGCGCCAGGCGAGGATATCCCCGGCGCCGAACGCCGAGGTCTGCTCCATCGAGTTTTCCTGCGAGACCTTGTACTGCTCGCCCGCGAAGCCGATGGAGGCCGGCTGCACGCCCAGGATCGCGCACGTGCGCCGCAGCAGCCACAGTTCGAACTCCGAAAAGTCCTGATCCTTGCGGGAGGTCGATCCGACCTTCTGGCTGCCGGAAGGAACGAACTTGGTCTTGACCCGCCGCTTGATGTCGCCCGAGAGCATCGCGTCGAAGAACTGCTGGTACTGGATGAGCTGCTCGGGCGTCCAGTTCTCCGGCACGGCGAGCATATCCGCGGGCGTGTTTCCCTCGGTCAGCCAGTCGCCGTTCCACTGGTCGGCGGCGAGCGCGTTCTTGACGGTGACCAGCAGGTACTCGATGGGCGACTTGAAGAACGGCGAATAGGAGCGCGGGTCGATGCCGTCATACGTCAGCTCGGTCGCCGCGAACGTGGCGACCTGCATCCCGTAGACCCACTGCTCCCAGGCCCGCGCCGGGTCCGACCAGCCGTAGGCATCGACATAGGGCCGGATGGTCGCCGCGTCGATGGCGTAGGACTGGAACGCGCCGCCCAGGCGGTTACGCTCGTGGAAGACGGCGCAGGCTCCGATGACCAGGATGTCCTCTACGCACTCCTTTTCGAAGTGCTCGCGCGGCTTGCCCAGGCCGCCGATGCCGCCGGCGGTCGAGAACAGGGCGCGGGCCTCGGCCAGGCGCTTCTTGGTGGCGTCGCTGGTGTCTTTCGCGTTGCGCGTGGAGATCTCGATCGGGACCGAGCACACCTCCCGCTTCAGATGGTTGATGCAGGCGCGCAGGACGTCGTAGTTCTCGGCCAGCGCCCGCAGCATATCGACGGTGACCTGGCTGCCGGGGTGGCGGCTCGGGGCCTGCGGCGTCGAATAATAGATGGGCCGGTCCCAGGCGTAGATCGGCCGGGGCGGACCGCCGGGCGTCGGGGCCACGGCGGGCATCGGGGCCAGGGCGCGCGTGATCTCTTCCACCACTTCAGCGCGCGCCTCGCTCCGGATCTCTGCTGCCAGCTCTGCCCGGAGCGAGGCGGCCAGCGCTTCCAGGTCAATCGGAGAGGCCGGTTCGGTCTTCGGTTTTCGCTGCCAGGGTAATCGCATTATTGTGGCGGTTGCTGCCCTTTGAGCAGCTCCTTGAGCCTCTCCAACTGCTTGGGGTCGGTAGCCCAGCCGCCGCGCGGCCGCAGCTTAATCATCGCGACGGCGATGGCCAGGCTCATCACCCTGTCATCGTGGGAACGGCCTTCGCCCCCTGCCCGTCCGCCGGGCAGGTTCACGAAGGTGTGCAGCTCGGCAGCCGTGCCGCGAGAGTGCAGCTTCAGATCGCTGTCCAGCAGCGCGGTGGCCAGGCCGTCCAGCGCGAAGAACTTGTTCTTCGGGGTCTCGGGCCAGCCGGGCCGCCGGTCTTTGGGGACCTGGTTCTCGTCGTACTCCTGGTGCATGTACACACCGGAGCACTGCGTCTGCCTCTGCTCGGGGTAGCCCGCCTCGTACAGCGCGGCGTTGATGACCGCGTGTCCGTGGTTGTTGCGCTCGATGCCGAGCAGGGCGTTGTTGTACCAACGGGCAAGTTCCGCGAGCGTCAGGCCGAAGTAGCGGGGGTCCCAGCGGCCGTGAATGTGGGCGACCTGCTCCCACGTCTCGGCATCGAGCACATCGGCGCAGGAGAAGTCATGGTCGCCGTAGTCGTTGATGCCTTCGGCGGTGTCGGCGCCGATGACATAGGTGCGTCCCGGCTCCGGAGCCTTGAAGACTTCCAGGCCGCCGCGCTCATCCTCATCGCCCGATGCAATGGCCGCCAGGCGGATAGAGCCGGCCGGCAGGTTGAAGGCGTCGCGGGAAAGCGGTGCGTGCTCGGGCCGGGTGAGCGCGTCCGACAGGGTGGCCAGAACGTCGCGGTCGAAATAGTTGTTGCCGGAGGTGAGGAACGCTTCCTGAGCGTTGATCGGGTACTCCTGCTTGAACTTCTTCTTGGCCTGCCGCTTCTTCCAGCGGCGCCACGCGAGCTGCCAGTCGTCCAGGCCGTAGACCCGTGCCAGCTCTTCCTCTTCGGCGGTTCGCTCGAAGTCCGGCTCCGGCTGCCGGCGGTACTCGCGGTGCTGGTACCAGCCGAAGAACCGGGCGGTAAAGGCGGACTTGCCGCCCTGGGCCAGCTCGTACTCCGCGTGGTAATAGTTGCCTACGCCGTTGGCCGTGGTCTCGATGGTGGCGTTCCCTTCCTCGGGAACGGCTTCCAGGAGGCCCGTCACGATGTCCTCGGCGTTCTTGGGCCAGAACGCCAGTTCGGACATGTGGACGTTGTTGATGGTGTCGCCGCGGCCGAAACCGTCTTTGCCGACCTGCCCGACGAAGATGCTCGAACCCAAGTCCGGGTACAGGTACTCGCGCCGGTTGGCGTACTTGGTGCGCGGCTTGATCTCGGGGCGCAGGTTCTCGTGAAAGCGCTGGATCTGCTGGAACAGGGTGTCGGTCGAGCGCGGATTGTGCGCCAGGATGACGCTGCGCGTGTTGGGCGTGTTTATCGTGTCGAGATAATAAAGCGCCAGGATCAGGGTCGAGAAGCCGAACTGCCGCGCCTTCAGGAGGATCTCGCGCAGGCCACGCAGGTTGATCTCTCCCTCACGCCATCCGGGCGCCACCATATCCAGGTAGACCGCCTGCACCTCGTTGGGGATCAGCGGAATCAGCTTGCGCTTCTTATCGCGGATCATCAGGTCTGAGAACGTGACGCGCTGGTCCGGGGTCCAGACCTTCGCGGCAGTCGGAGGCGGAGGCGCCACACGTTGCACTAGTGCGGTCTGCTCTGCTGCCTGCTGCTTAACCCTCCGCCTCGCGTTCGCGCTCATCCAGTTTCTTCAGCAGATCGTCAATGGCGAGCGCCTCGGCCTCG